GAGGACGCCGCTCGGTGGCTGGTGGAGCAGGACACCGTTAAGCCCCGTGTACTCTACAAGGGCCTTGATGTCCCCAAGGACAAGATCGCCAAGCTCTTCAAGGAGGGTGGCACGTTTGACACGAACTACTCCTCCTTCAGCACGGATGAGGTTGTCGCCCGGGGCTACAGCAGCCGTCGCGCCACCCAGCAGGTCATCGTCCGGGCCAAGAACACCCCTTCGGTCAAGGTTACGGGTAACCCCACGGCTGACTTCTGGAAGCAGACCAAGGAGCATCTGGTCACTGGCCAGGGCCGTATCACTGGGGTCACCGAAGCACACGGAGGGAGGACGATCTATGTCGACGTCGAATTCTGACGAGCTGACCAAGCTGTTTGAGCAGCCGCTGGTTCACAAGCCGGGCGAACCGGCCCCACAGACTTCCAAGGAGGAAGAACCCGAGGATAAGTCCTAGCCTGGCTAGGCGACACGCCACGGGGCACGAAAGGCTTGCGCAAACCGCGCGGGTCAGGCATACTACACGAAAGGACGCCGAAATGGCTCCCGAAGAACAGCAGCAGAACGGCTCCACGGACGAAACGTCCGGTCAGGAGCAGCAGGGCCAGCAGCAGCAGACCACCGGCACCGAAACGGGCCAGGGAGAGTCGCAGCAGCAGGCCGGTACCGACGACAAGGGTACCAACGACACGGTCAAGATCGACGACAGCACCAAGCTGCCGGAGACTCACCCCCTGGTGAAGACCCTCGTCTCCAACAAGACGCAGATCGCTGACCTCAAGCGGGAGCTGGCGGAAGCCCGTACCCACAGCGGCCAGGCGACCAAGCTCCAGGAAGAGCTGGACAAGCGTCCCACGCAGGAGACGCTGGACACCCTCCAGACCCGGTACGACCGTCTCGAGGCGTTCGCACAGGCCGTGGGCCTGGGTCGGGCTCTCGACAGCCGCACCTTCACCCGTGACCTGTTCGAGTCTGACAAGGACGTGGCAGACCTCGTGAAGGACTGGCACAAGGCGAACCCCTCGGCCACAAGCACAGCTCTCGGTTCGAGCGCTTCGGCCCCGGCTGAGAGCAAGGCCAACCCGAACGACCTCATCCGTGCGGCGTTCAACGGCGGCAGCAAGTAGACCACTAACGGCCCTCCCAGGGCCAGAAAGGAGTCAGTCCAATGGCTGACATCTCCCGGGCCGATGCACTGGCTCTCCTGGCTCGTCAGGACATCAACGAGATCGTCAAGCCCGAGACCTCGGGCAGCGCGGCCCTCGCCGCGTTCCGCAACATCCGGATGTCCGCCGGTACGGCGCGTATGCCGGTCCTCTCCGCCCTGCCGACGGCAGGCTGGGTGACCGACAACACGTCCAACGAGGCGACCGGTGTCAAGCCGACGTCCAAGGTCTCCTGGGTGAACAAGGAGCTCGTGGCGGAAGAGATGGCTGTGATCGTGCCGGTGCACGAGAACACCCTCGCCGACACGAACTTCGACATCTGGGGCGAGGTCCGCCCGCTCGTCGCGCAGGAGTTCGGTCGCATCCTCGATGCCGCCGTCTTCTTCGGCGAGGGCAAGCCCGCCACCTGGCTCGACCCGGCCCTGATCCCCGGTGCCATCGCGGCGGGCAACTACACGGTCGAGGGCAGCGGCGACGGCGGTACCCGTACCGACCTGGCTGCCGACTTCAACGAGGCCTTCGGCATCGTGGAGGACGACGAGTTCGACGTCAACAGCGCCTTCACGGGCCGCTTCCTGCGTCGCCGCCTGCGCGGCCTCCGGGACGACGACGGCCAGCCGATCTACCTCGACGCCATCCGTTCGGACGGCAGCACGGCCTCGATCTACGGTCAGGACCTGCGCTACCTGAAGAACGGCGGCTGGAACCGCGAGGTCGCCACGGCGCTCGTCGGTGACAGCTCCAAGGTGGTCATCGGTGTCCGCGAGGACGTCCAGGTCAAGCTCCTCGACCAGGCCACCCTCGGCACGGGTGCGAACCAGATCAACCTCGCCGAGCGGGACATGGTCGCCCTGCGGTTCAAGTTCCGTGTGGCCTTCGCCACCGCCTACTCGACGGCCCGCGTGGGTGGCTCGCCGACGGACTACCCGTTCGCGGTCATCACCCCCGAGGACCCGACGCCCGGCGACGGCATCGACGACGCCCCGTAAGGAGACGGACATGCTTGACAACGAGCGCGAGCGCCTCGAGCGCCGAGAAGCAGCCAAGGCGGCGAACACCGTCGAGGCAGACCGCACCGCCGCTCTGGAGAACCTGGAAGCCCTGCGCAAGCAGGCGGGCTATCCGGAGCCGGTCACCCGCAACGCGGTCGGGGAGGCTACGGCCACCGAGACCGTCAGCGACGAGGAAGAGACCGAGGAGGTCCGTCCCTACGAGGAGTGGACCAACGAGGAGCTCTCCAACGAGCTGAAGGAGCGGGAGCTGCCGCACAGCGGCAACAAGGACGAGCTGGTGGCACGGCTCGAAGAGTCCGACAAGGCCAACGACGAGTAATCGTCAACCATGAGAGGGGCAGGTAGCGCGACTGCCTGCCCCTCTCTTTCATCTAAGGAGGATGACATGAGCACCATGGACGAGCTGAATTCCCTGCTCATCAACCTGCCGAACTACGGCCTGCTCACCCCTGAGATGAAGCAGCGTGCCCTCGACGGCGCGCTCATCCCCGACTCGGCTGGCGTGTGGCCGGGTCGCCCCAACTACGTCCCGACGTACGATGTCTACTATGCAGCCATCGGCCTCGTCGGTTTCCTGCAGGCCCAGCCTGTTGTCCGTCAGTCCTCCAGCGAGGGCACGAGCGTCGCTGTTGACGCTCCGAATTGGGCGGGCCTGGTGTCGTGGTACTCGTCCATGTCTCCCATCATGGGAGCTCAGCCCAGCAGCTTCCTGGTCGCAGTGCCGATCCCGGACGGGCCACACGTTGTCCCCACGGACATGAGCGGAAGGTATGACGACTATGGTGATGTCGACACAGACCTTGGCTGAGTCCAGCCGCCTGCTCTCCCTGCTCCTCATGGACCAGGTCCAGATCATGGACGTCAGCGAGCCGGTCACCGTGGGCTTCGAGGTCACGCACGTGCTGACCCCGGTCGGTGACCCGGTCGACTCCCTGGTGCAGACCGTTACCATCGAGAACACGGTGGAGGGCACGGTCAGCCAGGCATGGTCCGTCAAGTTCCGCCAGGGCACCTCCGTCGAAGAGGGTCAGGCGGTCAAGGTGCTGCGCTGCGTGCAGGAGCCGTCCCTGGTGGGCAAGGTGCTCTTGCTGGACAGCGTGAGCCAGAACGGCGCTGCGATGCTTCGCAAGGCCGTCGCACAGACCTTCACCAAGGTCAACCAGGAAGGTAAGGAGGGCCTCTCATGAGCATGACGATGGGGCAGCTTGCCTCCAAGTTCCTGATGGCCTCCAAGCGCGTGAAGCCCGTATCCGACCAGAAGCTCCGCACCCTGGCTCAGGTCGGTGTCGGCTACGTCAAGCAGGAGATCCAGGCCGTCCACGCTGTCGACACGGGCACGATGCTCAACAGCACCACGGCTGAGCGCACTGGGGACGCCTACCTCATTGGCCCCACCGTCGACTACGCCCCCTATGTGGCCCTGGGTACAAGCCGGATGCCTGCTCGCCCCTTCCACATCCGTGCGGCCAAGCGCCTGCAGTCCGACGCCAAGGACTTCCTCGACGCGGAGGACCTGGGGCTATGAGCATCATCAACGATATCGACGCCCTGATCACCCAGGTGCCCTCTCACGTGGGGTACGCTCCCACCGGGGCCAAGCTGCCCTACGCAGTGATCCGGCCCCTGATCGTGGAGGACCCCGAAGTCGCAGTGGCGGGTAACGCCCTCGACTGGGGTCTTCAGTTCTCGGTCTACTGCTGCGGAGCCAGCGTGGAGGCGTCGTTCAACCTGGCCCTGTCCGTCATCGGGACTCTGCAGGGACAGCGGGTGGGTGGAACCACCCTCTCGGCTTCGATGGGGTACAACGGTGCCCAGATCGAGGGCCACTACGAGTCCCAGGTCACCGTCCAGCTCAACCAAGGAGGCATCTAATGTCCCAGATCAAGCCCTCGACTCACGGCATCGTCGTCGAGCACAAGGAGTCCGGCGTTCGGTACGCCGTGTCGGACGCCAACTACAATCCCGACGTTCACCGCAAGGTGCGGGACCTGCGCCCGGGCGAGACCGTGTGGTCGTACCAGCCCCGCGCCAAGGCCCCTCTCGGCGGCGCGCAGGCGTCCGAGGACGCCAACCCCAGTGGTGCAGGTACCCCCAGCGCTGCTGGCGACCAGGAGGTCGCTCAGAACGACCCCGGTACCGACTCCCAGACCGAGGGGGCGGCAGCCGCCGCCACCAAGGGCAAGTAACGAGAGCAAGAAAGGACACAGATCATGCCTCTCACCCAGTGGAACCCCTCGACTCAGATCAGTCGTGGGAACATCGCAGTCGGCGTCGCACCCGCGGTCGTCGACATCAACGACCCGTCGGTGACCGAGCTCACCGCCGGTATCGGGCTGGACTGCTCGATCCAGACCATGAACGGCACGTCGTCCACGGACAGCGAGTCGGTCGACTGGCTCTGCGACCCGGCCAGCGAGC